ATATACTGCGCAACATGCAGGACTATGCTGGAAAGTATTACTCTCACGAGTGGATTAGAAAGAACGTTCTTCAACAGAGCGATGATGATATTGATAAAATGGATAAAGAGATTGACGAGGAGAGAGGGTCTGGCGACGAGCGCTGGTTAACTCCAATGCAGCAACAGATGGCGATGGATGGAATGAATCCTAATGATACTGAGGGAGCTCAACCACCCGAACAAGATATGGGACCTGGAGATGAACCAGATGAGAGCAATCAGAAGGTTCAGGATGCAAAAAAGACTATAGAACTTCTATCAAAAAAGAAGGGAAATAGGTCACTACAGGATGAGTCAAAATATAAATCAGCAGTTCAAATCGTAGCAAAAAATAAATAGTGGGAGATAATTTATGTCTGATACAGAATATACAGTCGGTGATTTAATAAAGCTTTCCCTAGACCAGAAAGCAGTTGACTTTGAAAATACATTTGGATCCATTATACTAGATAAGATTGCTACTGCTGTGGATGATAGAAAATTAGAGTTGGCGCAGTCTCTCTTTAGAGACCCCGACGAAGAAGATACAGAAGAAGACGCGGAAGAATCAGAATTCGAACAAGAGGAAATAGAAGATGAAGAAGCAGCTTAAAGATATTCTTGCTGGTGTTAAATCATCAAAAATAAGTAAGCAAGCACTGGGTAAAGATCCTGGCGTAGATTTTCGTCCTCATTCGGGGGGTGAACAAGATTTTGCTGACAAGCACGAAATTGAAAAGCATGAAGATCGAGTTGGAAATGGAGATGATGTTTACGCAGCTTCAAATATGAAACGGGCTCTTCTCAAGAAGAACAATCCTGAGCACGGTTATATAAAGCCCCAAGACAAGAAAGTCTACGAAGCAAAAAAAGTTGAGGACACGAAATGTAATAACTCTGCTAAAGGTGTTTTATGCGAGACACACGGAATGGCACAATGCTATGATATGAAGCCAATCAAAGAAGATGAACAAGTTATTGATGAGAAAATGAACGATGTGCAGAAGATTGCTGTAAGATCCGTTCAAACATTACGTGCTAAATTACACAAGGATGGTCATCTAGATACTAAGCCTTCTATTTCAGACACTAAGAAAACTATCAAGTTTGTAAAGAACGAAGAAGTCGAGTCGGTTAATGAAGAGTACATGAGTGAAAAAGATGCCGAAAGACTTGCGCAGAAACACGTGAATGCAGCTATCTTGGCAAAAAAGGCTGGAAACTTAAAGGGTCATAATGCTCATGCCGAAGCATCAAATGATATCCGCGATAGTATCTTAAAACATACGGATTCTGCAAAAGGTATACCTTCTAGAAAAATTCAATCAACTGCAAAGAAGCTTTTTGGTGAATCATCCGAACATATGATCCGCGAAGATGATGACTGGGAAGGTCAGATGGCTAAGACTGAACTCAGTGCGATCTGCGCGAAGTCTTCTAAGTTAATCGGCGTGCTCAATGATCAAGACGATCTAGAAGCTTGGGTACAGTCAAAGATATCCCAAGCTAAGATGCATATCGACGCTGTTCATGACTATCTAGTATACGGCGGAGAGCACAAAAATGAAAAAGACGAGCAGGCACCTATGGATACTCCAATGGTTTTTCCTGGCATGAAACAAGACGGGGATAGGGTATAAAAAAATGAGCGGAATTATTAAACCCTTAGGTGTATCAGTAGTTTGCAATACAGCTAATATTAATACGTATAGTAATGCAAAGTTAGTTAGACTAACTTGCACTGCCAATACAGCTAATGGTTATGTAGTTACGTGCAAGTATGCTAATGGCACTACTAATTATAGTGTTGTTATCACTGGCGGCCAATCATTGATCGTTGAAAAAAATCCTACAGATACTCTAGAGTCAAATGATATAGGTACTACACTGGTTCGTGGCACATCAATAGCGTACAGGAATTAAGATGGATGCTGTAATTAGACCATTAACTCAATACGTATCTATTAACACTATAAGCCAGAGCTCTTTTAGTGGAAATAAACTCGTTATATTTTCTCACAGTGGTCTTACAGATGCATATCGTACGATTAGTTGCAATAAGGCTGGAGTAAATGTTTCTGCCAATAGCATTGGATTCTCTAACACAGCTGATGTATTAAAGATAGATTCTGCAAATTCTCTATTTGCAGTTAATGACTATGTCTTCTATCAAGTTCCAACTAGTAATACGAAGATTGCTGGTATAACTACAGCTAATGCCTATTACTATGTTAGCTTCGTTAATAGCTCTGCACTTGCATTGTCTGCTACCTCTGGTGGTGCCAATCTTGATATAACGGATGCTAGAACAACAGCAACTGGAGAAATACACACTATCGCTTTAAATAAATATCAGATAGACCTCACCGGTGGGCAAAATATAATATTAGAGAAAGATCCGACAGATACATTTAGATCAGATGATACTGCTTTAATAATTAGTGGCTCAGCTATTACGTATAGGAACTAAGATGAAGCTTATAACAGAACTATTCGAGGAACTAGAATATATCACTGAGGCTAAAGAGTCTGGTGATAAGGTACATTATATACACGGTGTGTTTTTGCAAGCCAATATCAAGAATCGCAACGGTCGTCGCTATCCTACTCATATAATGGAAAACGAAGTTAATCGCTACATGAGCGAGGTAGTTAAGAAGAATCGCGCATACGGTGAACTAGGTCATCCACAAGGTCCAAGCATTAATCTCGATAGAGTATCACACATTATTGTAGATCTCTCGAGAGACGGCAATAATTGGATTGGTAAAGCTAAACTGACAGACACACCGATGGGTAACATAGCTAAGGGCTTAATGGCGTCAGGCGCTAATCTCGCTGTATCATCTAGAGGCTTAGGTTCTTTAAAGCCTTGTTCTGATGGTGTCATGGAAGTTCAGCCAGATTTTCGCCTAGCAACTGCAGCAGATATTGTTGCAGATCCATCTGCTCCAGATGCATATGTTATGGGTATCATGGAGAACGTAGAGTGGCTTTATGATCCAGTAAAAGATACATGGCTAGAAGAAAAATTAGACAACACGAAGAAGATGATCCATAAGATGAGTAAGTCTGATCTTGAAAAAAATCAGATGGCTATTTTTGAAGACTATCTAAATTCTCTGGCGTTTAAGATCTAAATTACATAAATAATTACAAATAACAGAAGGGAGACCTTAAATGTCTAACGAAAATATAGAAGATATCTCAGAAGCAACATCCGCCGCGGATTCTCTTAAGTCTGGTGCTCGTTCAATTGCTGATCCTAAGTCAAAGATTGAATGCATTGTACAATGCATTGGCGCCATGCACGCTATGAAGAAAGATGACCTCGTTAAGTGGTTTACCGCTCAGCAAGCAGTATTCGGGCCAAATAAAGATTATGGTGTTGGTGATAATTCTTCTAAGAATTCTGCCACTATCGATGCCACTACTGGTAAAGGTCCTAAGACAAAGATGCCAATGCCTAAGCTTGGTATTAAAGAAGATATTGATAATATGTTCATTGATCAAGACCTATCTGAAGAATTCAAAGAGAAAATCACAACTATTTTTGAAGCAGCAGTTTCTGCAAGAACAATGGTTGAAATAGCTCGCCTTGAGGAAGAATTTGAAACAACTCTCGAAGAATCAATTATAGAAATCATGGAAGATGTTACCGATAAGGTAGACACTTACCTCGATTTTGTTGTAGAGAATTGGATGAAGGAAAATGAAGTTGCTGTCGAATCTACGCTCCGTAACGAATTAGTCAGTGACTTTATTGATGGACTCAAGGGTTTATTTGCTGAGCATTATATCGATGTCCCACAGGACAAGGTTGATGTTCTAGAAACTATGGCTGAAAAGATCGAAGAACTTGAAGCAAAATATGATTCGCTAGTCTATGAAAATGTTGAGTTGAAGAATTCATTCGTTGAAGTTGAGAAGGATAATGTCTTAGAATCTCACCTGAGCAGCCTAGCACTCTCGCAACAAGAGAAGTTTAAGGCTCTAGCAGAGAGCGTTGATTTCGATGGCAATCTAGAAACCTATGCAAGAAAGCTTTCGATCATTAAAGAGAATTACTTTGGAGTTGAAAAGAAGGCTACAACCTCTACGAATATCACGGAAGAAACTTTCGAAGGTGATACTGCTGTAGCTGTAAGCGCTGTTGACCCAACTGTCAATAAGTATGTGCAGGCACTTTCAAGAACAATTAAAAAGTAACGTTTTTATAAATAAAATATAATTCCTACCAAAAAAAGGAGACTACCATGTATCTAGCTGAGGAAATTCAAAAGAAGTGGGCGCCAATTCTGGAGCACGCTGATCTTAGTCCAATTAAGGATATGCACCGCCGTTCTGTAACTGCGGTCGTACTTGAAAACACAGAGCGTGCTCTGATGGAATCCGGCGCTCACGGAATGTACCAAACTCTTACTGAAACACCAGTAGCAAGTTCGGTTATTCCTGTTAACGCTACAGGCGCAAACATCGACAACTTCGATCCAGTATTGATCTCCCTAGTTCGTCGTGCTATGCCTAATCTAATGGCTTATGACATTGCAGGCGTTCAGCCAATGACCGGTCCAACCGGTCTTATTTTCGCAATGCGTTCGCGTTATACTAACCAAACTGGCGCGGAAAACTTCTACAACGAAGTTAACACTGCATTCTCCA